CTGGTAGCCGTACATCTGCGAGGCGCCGCCGAGAATATCGGTCGCCGCACCCCAGTAGCCGGATTGTGATGCTTGTGAGGCATTCACCCCGGAAACCTTGGCGTAGTAGGATTCGAGCCCCGACTGATTGCGGAAATTGTTCGACTGCAGGATGCCAGAGTAGCGCGTATTGAGCGCGTTCATTTCCCCGGCAACCGCCGATTGATTGAGCACATCCGCATTGGTGCTGCCGCCTTCCGCCATCGCCGCGCGGATCTGACCCAGCCGCTGCTGATTCTGGTCACGTACAGTCTGCTCGCGACTCGTCGCTACCGCGCCGGCTGTGGTCGCGTTTTGGTTCTCGATCGCCGCGTTGTAATTCTGCGCGGACTGCTGCGCCTTGGCGTTCGCGCTCGCGGTCTTGCCTTGCTGGATTGAACCGTACGCCGCCATTGCGGTGGACGCGACCATGAGGGCAATGGGGACGAAAGCCATACCGTCAACTCACTCTAGCGAACAGGTATGCGTCGCGATCGTTCCAATACGCGCGCATCAAACCCTCTTGCTCGAACCCGAGTAACTTCGCCCAGCGAATCCCTTCTGCGAAAGAGCATTCGACTGCGGCCTCGACACGACGCACGGGAAAATCGCGCAAGTATCTTTTTACACTTCGCGTCAATGTAATCATGTGTCGCCCGGCATGCTCGCCCAGGAAGGCGTACGCGCGCAGGCATCCAGGCCACTGCTCGACCAGCCCCGCCACAGCGACGATCTCGCCTTCCTTGTCGGTCGCGGTGAACACCGGGCCGCTCTTCGCCAATTCCTTCGCGTAGGCTTCGGTTGCACACTCCTGCCGGATACTGCGCTGGTGCGGCTGCAGAGCGATGCGCATCAAATCTTGCGGGAGGAATGCACGGACGTACACTTACCAGCCTTCGTAGGTGACTTCGGCGGGCATGATAGCGCAAATCGTTACGGGCAAAGGCTGGTCGTTGATGTAGCCGATAAAGCCTTCCTGCTCGTATCCGCCGGGCCATGGTAGGCGTAACGTGTCGCCGGTGTAGAAAATCGTATTGTTCGCCACTGGATTGGGCGCATCGGAATAGCTCAACTCGTCCAACGGAGATCCATCGAACACATCGCGTCCGTACTTGCCACCGAGCGAATTCAAGAACCGCCACACGATCTTGTTGATGCGCTTGATCTTGCCCTGACTCGTTCCGTCCGTGCCGCCCGCCTCGATGCGCATGGGCTGTAGGATCGCGGGACATGCAAGCCCCACCTGCACCGTACTCGCCGGCACGTCAAGCGGGATGCTGCCACCAGTCACGACCTTATTGGCCTGCGGCTGGCCGTCCGCAAAAACCTGCACCGTCTGGCCTTCCAGATAGCCCAGTCCCGACACCGTCGTCGTTGGCGCGCCCGAATATGTGCCACCGCAATCGACATAGAAAGCACTCGCCTGCGTATTGCTAACACGCCAGGGCTGTTCGAGTCGCTCGATGTAGTAGACGGTAACGCCGTTGATCGTGCGCTTGACGCACAGGTGCAGTTCGTCATAGTCCCCCGCGATGGACGGCACGACCGCCATAGACATCACCTGCCCGCCCGGCAACGGATGGTTGTGCCATGCCTGCACGTGCTGATCCTTGTTGAAGGTGAAACCGATCAGATTGCCGCCGGAGGTGTTGTTCGCGCCGAGCGCCATCCATACGACCGTACGCGGATTGAACGCCCACTGCATCGCGATGACGCCGCCCAGCGTGATGTGTTCGCTCGGTAAGGTCAGGTCGTGCGATTCGTAGGTGTCGGTCGCAAAATCGTACTCGTACTCGCGCACGTAGCGCCCGGTGCGCGTGACGAAGATACTCGAGCCACCGATGCGCACCGGCGTGATCGATCGACTGCCGTATGCGGACTGTTTCTTGACCGCGACGTTCAGCGGGCCGAACGGCTCATTGAGTGTGTTCTGTCCAATCTTGTACTCGGCGCCATCGGTGCCGACCAGCAACACATCGGCTGGCGAGAACCAGCGCACCTGATTGACCACATCGGAGATCACGGGCTCCGTCACCGCATTGTCCTGCGAGATCACGCCGAAGTCCATATCGGCGAAATTCTCGAAATCCCCCGCGACCGACATCCACACGTAGATGCCGCCGCCGAACGTCAGGCGCTCGCGGAAGAAACACACGGTTGAGGGGTAGCCCAAGTCCTGCGACCACGCGCCGAGCCGCCATACATTGCTCGCGACGAAGCTGCCGCCGGTCGTCTTGAGGCTCAGCGGGAACTGCCGCAGCACCGCGATCGTGACGTGGCGCGAATCGGTGTAGCCCGTGATCACGCCGACGCCGTAACCCGAATCCTGGTACTGCCACTGCACGCCGCGGCCATACCAGTTGCCGGTGCTATTCGGGTCGGGGACCAAATCCTGCGGGCCGTCCCACTGATTGCCGCTCGTCGCGATCAACGTGTCGGAACCCGTCTCCACCCAGTCCACCGTACCACTGGGCGGAGTTGCCGCGGTCGTGCCCACGACCTTGTACGTGTTGTGCGCGGACCGGCGCAGGGCGCCGATAGGCAGGTTGCCGCCCGTCGTACGCTGGCCGGGATACCAGGCCTTGAGCTGCGACAGATCGTTCTGCGTGATGCGAATCAACTGCCCGACGCAGCCGGAGGTGAACACGGGATTGGTCGCGGTGACCGTCACGCCCGTGCCCGAGATGTCGGACACCTGCATGAAGTTGGTCAGATCGGTATTGAGATCGAGCCACGGACCGTCCGCGAACGGCACCTGCGTCATCGTCCAATTCAACGTCGAAAAGTGCTGCAGCTTCTGCGCCGGGTATTTCGGATGCGCGAAGTACATCACGTCTGCAGATTGCGCGACTTGGATCGCCGCGGTGCCGTCCGCGTTGAACAGGTCGCTGTACACGTATGGTGTGCCGATGGTGTACACCGGACCGGCCGTGAGCAGCGCGCCGTTGAACCAGAACCGCATCGTCGAACCGGACAGCTCGAGCATATAGCTCTCGGTCGGAGATCGCACGAATGGGATCAGGAGCACCGGGTGGGTGCCCGCGGCACCACCCAGGTAGCGTGTACCGCCCCTGCGCTCCGCGGCGCCCTGCGGCGTCGGCAGGAAGTTTTGCAGGGTGCGGCAACCCTTGGGATAGACCTCGGTGTCGACGCGGCCCGTCAGCAACGGGGAAAGCTCGCCCGCATTGAACTGCGTCAGGATGGGCGAGGCATTCGTCATGGTTAACTCACGCGGGAAAGTACCCAAGTATTATCCGGCAATGGCTGCGCCGGCGTCTCGCACGAACCGATCGAGCGCGCCTGCCGGATTGCCGAGACGTATTCCTGCGTCGCCAGTTGTCGCTTGGGTGCCGACTGCGTCAGTCGTTCGGCCCACTCCATCGCGAGCTTGCACGCCAGTGCCTCGATGAACATCGCATCGAACTTGTTGGGGTCTTGCGCATCAGACACGTAAAGAATCGGCAACGGCACCGGCGACGGACTACCTGGCACTGAGACGAAATTGCCGCCAGCGAAATTGTTGCCCGTCATGTTCGTAAGCAGCTTGTCGCCCTCGATCACGAACTCGCGCTCGTCCTGGTTACGGTATTCGGCCAGGCTCACGCCGTTAAAAATATCGTTTACCTGGTATACACGCAGGCAATCACTGGGTAGCTGATAGGTTAGCCCGTAGTTCCACGCCGGCTTGATCGGATTGCCGGACACATCCGTTAGGTACGTGAGCACCGTACGGACTAGGGAAAAGTTCCAGTAGTTCAGGCGCAATTCCGCGCGGCGGATCAGATCGTAACTCGACGCCGCGAGACGACTGGCGGTCGTGTTGTCGTTGAACGAGCGGATCGTGACATCGCCCAGTTTCGTGAGCGCACGATTGACGATGTCGACGGAGCCCACGGACATACCGGTCAGGTCTCCGTGACGATCTGGGCGGACGTATCCTCGGTGATCAGGTTATCGCCGGTTTCTGTGGTCAGAAAATTGCCGGCAAGACTGGGGCCGGTGCCGAATATCGTGCATCCCGGCACGCCGATCGAAATCCCGCTGCCCTTGGCGGCAACAGGTTGCCCCAGGTACAAACTGCCGCCGGGCGCTTTGCGGCCACCATTGCGGCGCTTGCTCACGGTTCAATCCTTACGGATGCCAGTTTTTAATGATGTAGTTTTCCAAGATGCTGATGATCGCCTGCACGTCCGCGGAATTGGTGATCTTCGCAAGGTCAATCTTGATTTCAAAATCGTTTGCGAACACCGCCGTGCTCGGGTTCGTCAGCGTGACCTGATATTCGTTCTGGCCGAGGTTGAGACCGTAAAGAACCGTTGCCATGCGTCGTTCTCCAAAAAACCCGGCGTCGCCCTAGACGCCGGGGTCGCGTTACGGACGCGTGTAGTTCAGGCCGAAGATCAGGTTACCCGAACCCGGCAACGTGGCGATTGCCGGGCGGAACACGATGCGATCCGGCCGCGTCAGCGCCGCCAGCAACTTCATCGCGGCCGTGCAAAGCACGGTCAGCGTGTTCGTCGCCGTCAAGGTCGTGCCGCCGGCAACATAGGTCGTACCGGAATCCAGACCCACGATCGAGAACGTGGTCGTCGATAGGGAGGTGTCGGTGATGACGTTGAAGTCTCTCACCTTGCTGCCCTCGTCGGCGATGAACAGCAGGATGTCGCCTGCTGCGACCGTCTGCGCGGACAACACAATGGATGCCTGCGACGCGAATGAACGCGAGTTCTGGGTGTTACCGGCGGACTCTGTGCCTGGGGTGGTCAGATAGCCGGTTAGTTCAGTGCAAACGCTACCGATAGTCATGGCTTAAGACTCCGTGCAATCAATAAGGACGACTTTCTTTTCTTCGGTGCGTGTACCACCGAACATGCCTTCGACATACACCTGCGTCGCATAGCGCTTGTCGATGCGCAAGTCGATCTTGGTCGCAATGTCGCGCCACTTGCCCAAGTGTACGCCGGACTTCGCCCAGAAAGCGAGGTTGCGGTTCGACGTGCTCGAGGTGGTGATCGTGTTGGCCTGCACCTTGCCAACGTCGACGACGCCGCCTGAGGTGCCGTTGAGCTCCATGCGGCAGAACTCGAAGCCCATGAACTCCATGATGCGACCGGAGACGAGGACGGGCTTGTCGTTGTAGTCGAGGCTGATGGCCTGCGCTTCGTTCAGCAACTGCTGATGCGCGACCGCAGTGAGAATGCCGTAGAGCGCGTCCATTTCGACATCGACCTCGCCCTGCAGGAAGATCTGCATCGCAGCCTTGAGCTTGTCGACATTGAGGCCGGTTGCGCTCGAGCTACCCGTGCCGACTGCGACGAGCTGCGAGCCGGAGTTGTAGGTGGCGAGACTGACCTGCGTGGTGCCGGTATGGCCGGTATTGTTCGTGCCGTACATGCCACTGAGGATCTCGAAATCCATCGCGCGACCGAGTGCCTTGGCACCGTTCTGCGCGTAGGGCGACTGCGGGTCGATCAGCATGCGCACGCGATCTTCCTGGTCGATCAGATCGCCCCAGCCATACGGGGTCGGATAGACCCAGCGACGGTCGGACGGCGTGCTGACGAGCGGCGTGTCGCCGTGGCGGGTCGTGATGGCCTGCGCGATGACCGCACCGACCTGCTCGACCGGCACCGCGGCTTCACCCTGGTGGGTCTGCACATCGACCTTGCCTTCGAGTTTGGAACCCATCTGCTGCAAGAGCAGCTTGACGTTCGTCGTGTATTGATTGACAAACGCAGTGGTAATTTGGAATGACATCGAGTCTCTCCGAAGAAGAAGAAAAGGGTTAGCTTTCCTGCCTCATCGGGGTGCCGCTCGACGCGACCCGACTGCGCGGGGTGGTGCGGTGTTACCGGCGTGTCGCTTGCGCGGGCCGTCTTGCAGGTATTGCCTTCGCCGTGTCGCTTGCGCGGGGCGGTATTTCGATACTACTCCGGTGCCGCCCAGTTTTGCAAGCGGGTCATTTTCTCCATCGCTCCTGCGTGCCCCGGATGGTTGCGATCCATGTACGCATCCATGAAGGATTTGTCGAGTTTGAGCTGATCGATTTCGTATTTCGCCTGTGCTGGCGTCTTGGCGCCGAACCCGGAACCTTCGCCGCCGACGCGTTTGTCCTCGGTCAGCGCGAGGCCCAGCTTGTTGAAAAACTTGACCGTCTCCGCCATGCCAAGCGCGCCATAAAACTTGTGCCGTGTCGCCTCGTCGATGCCGAACTCGCGCTCGAATCGGCGCGCGTGTTCCACTTGCTGATCCCACGCCGCGCCCCACTCCGCACGTAGTGCCGCGGTCGCCTGCGTGTCTTTCGCTGCCTGCGCGATCTGTTGCTGCTTCTGGAACTGCGTCTGGAATTCCAGATTGATCTTCGACAGCCGCTCGGCCTGGCGCTGCGATAGCCCCGCTTCGTGCATGGCCTTCGCCATCGTCTGCACATAGGTTTGGTCGGCGTTCTCGGGCAACACGAGCTTGTACTCGTTCGCCGCTTTCGGACGGCCGAGCTTTTCGTAAACACGATTCCAGCCGTCGACATCGTTGTCGTCTTTCGGCAACGGCAACTTGTCGAGCCCGATCATCTTCTCACTGTTGCGCGCGGCTTTGATCAAGTCCTCTGGGCCCTTGTAGCCCTTGGTCTGCAGCCAGCCCAAGTCCTCGTCTTTCGCGTACGCATCCCACTTCCAGTCGTTCGCAGCCGGCGCAGGAGCCGGCGCGCTGCCCAAGGGCATACTGGGCGAGGGGGGAGCCGCGGGGGCGGGCGCAGCATTGGCAGGAGCCGGCGCAGGGGCGGTGGCGAGGAGGTCAACAGCGGCATCGGTCATGACTTACTCCGGAGATTTGATTGCGCGTTCTTCGCGCTCGTACTGGTACAGGTCCGAATCGTCAAGATTCAGGTGCATGGTAATTGTAGTAAAAAGGACTCGTTGCCCCTCGGCAAGGAAAGAGGCGTGAGGGTCAACTTGCCCGTTTTGTCCAATAACAGCAATAGTCCCATGCGCTCGGGAGATTCGCGCAAGATGCGCAAGCACAATTCTTCCAGCGGCGTGGGGTTTACCATCTGCGCCCAGAAAGGTTTCGCGATAGGCGCGGCGCAAACGTTGCTTTCGAAAGATGAACTCGCGGATTCGGTCGGCTTTTTCACGTAGCCCCCAATTGTCAGATTTTGGCATTTGCTTGCTCGATGCTCGCCTTGATCCTCAGCCGAGCCTTGCGCAACCGCGCATCGACGATTTTATTCTCCGCCGAGGATAACGCAAGTCGCCCACGGTCCACGCCGTATAGGCGCGGGCTAAGTAATTCATCAGGCCACCCCTGCCACGTGACCACGTCACCGTAATCGTCGACGCAAATTTCGTTGATCAAGTTGATCATGCTGGTACGCCCGTCGGTCCAGCACCAGGCAACTGCATGCCCGGCAATGTCCCGCCACCCGCACCTGCTGCCTGTTGAATCTTCGCCACGTTCGCCGCCGCCGCAGACATCGCCGGCGCGGCCTGCACCATCTGCTGCATCTGTTGCTGCTGCTGACGACCGTCGCGAATGTTCTGCATCGCCTCGTCGCTATGCAGCCACGTCGCCGGCAAGCCGTTGACATCGAGCGACAGGTCCTTACTGATGGTGTCGAAGTCGAACCGATCCAGCACGTCCGGCTGCACCTGCGCGATGGGCTGCAAAATGCCGATCGTATTCGACAACCCGATCGCGAGCTCGGCCTTTTGCGCACGCGCAAGCGGGGACTGGTAGTTGATCTCGAACTCGCCGCCCGCGTCCATCAATTGTTTCGGCATCGGTGGCAACTGCCCGGCGCGCGCAAGTATCTCGATCTCGCGCTGCACGATCGGCCCAAGCAGTTCTGACTGCTGCCGGCCCGCGGTCGGGGCAAGCAATGCCCCCTTTTCTTGTGCGCGCTGCATGACTTCGTACGCCGTCATTTGGCGATCGGCCTCGACGAGCACTTGGAATAACGTAATCAGCAACGATTCGTTAATCTCCTTACGCGTCTCCTCGATCATCTCCATGCCAAGCTTCAGATTGCTACCCGTCGCCAGCGGCATCGCGAGCGGCCGGCCTTGCGCATCCACCATGCCGAAATTGTCGGCGCCGGGGCGGCGATCGAATACCGCTAGTATGCCGTCATCATTCAGCAGCATCGGCGGATCCACCGCAAGATGTCCGGCGCGCAGCAGCGTTTCTTTTTGCGCGTTCGCCATCTTGATCGACGGCAACACATCGATGCATGGACTGCGCCCGTATACTTCACTCGACGCCGTCACGTAACGGCTCACTGCATACGGCTGCGCGTGGTAGCCCCCTTCTCGGATCAGTGCGCGCTCCTCGTAGCTGATGTGGCACGAGCTGAACGGCATGCCGCGGTAGTTGCGCATGCCATGCTTGATATCGGGGTTGGGGCAGGCAACGTGCAGGAACTCGAATTCTTCGTCCGGGCGATCCTCGGCGTAGTCGGTGATTTTCTTCGGCAACGCGTTCTCGCCGAACTCTTGCACTGCCTGGCGGGCCGTGAGCTTGTAACGACGATGCACGTGATCGACCGCGCCGACGGCATTTTCCATGAAGTACAGCTCGCCCAAGAAAATCGACTTGTAGCGCAGGCCCAAGCCGCGCGCATTCATGTCGTTCAAGGCGTCGTCGGTGAATAGCGCGCCGGTGCCGAATAGCCCAAGCTGCGTGTATACCTCCTGCGTTTGACTGGCAAAATTCGTCGCCGGCGCATAGCGCGCACGGAACAGGATCTTGTTCACCTGCGCGAAGTACTGCTGCACCTCCATGTCGCCTTTCAAGT